GGAGATAAAAGATGGCATCAATAATCAGAATTAAGCGTTCGTCAGTATCAGGTAACCCAAGTACACTGGGTGCTGGTGAATTAGCATATTCAGCTTTAAATGGGGCTGGTGGTAATCGACTGTATATCGGTATGGGGACAGAGACCTCAGGTAATGCGGTTAATCACCATGTTATTGGTGGCACTTACTACACTGGTTTAGTTGATGCTTCTGTCGCTGGTACATTAACCATAAACGCATCGTCAATTCCAGTTCTTTCTGCAACTGGCACGATCGATAAGTGGTTAGTTGGCAACTTACAACTAACTGGAAGTACACTATCTTCTACCAATACTAATGGTGATATTAATATCACCCCAACTGGTAGTGGTAAGTTAGTTCTTAATAATACCTACATTGGTGATACATCTACTACTCTTGCTGAGTATATTCAAGATATCACTGGTGGACAGATGGTCGATAGCGCTGAAATTGACGCTACATATAATGATTCTACAGGTACTACTTCACTTGATCTTAAAACAACTGGCGTAACTGCAGGGTCTTACGGTTCTGCCACAGCTATTCCAACATTCACTGTTGATACTAAGGGTCGTTTATCTGCTGCTGGTTCTATTGCAGTTGCAACTACGCTAAATTTAACTGGTGATACTGGCTCTGATGGTATATCTTTACTTTCTGAGACACTGGCGATTGTTGGTGGTGAAGGTATTGATACAGCAATCACTGCAAATACTTTAACTATTTCTGCTGAAGATGCAACGACTACTAATAAGGGTGTTGCTTCTTTTGCTACTGCTAACTTCAATGTAGTTTCTGGTGCGGTAGCTGCCAAAGATATTACTCTTGGTACATCGACCCTTACCCTTGGTTCAACAACCTTAGCTCTTGCTGGTTTAACAACTCTTGGTGTTACTGGCGCGACAACTCTAGGTTCTACACTTACTGTTGCTGGTGATTTATCAGTTAATACTAATAAGTTTACTGTATCTGCAACGTCTGGTAATACTTCTATTGCTGGCACACTTGGTGTGACTGGTAATACTACAGTTGGCGGAACTTTTGGTGTAACTGGAAATGCTACTCTGGCAGGTACTCTAGCAGTAACTAATGACTTATCTGTAAATACCAATAAATTTAATGTATCTGCCGCAACGGGTAACGTAACTGCTGCTGGTACATTGGCTGTCACTGGTGCAACAACTCTAAGTTCTACACTTGGCGTGACTAGTAATGCCACTGTTGGTGGCACATTCGGTGTAACTGGCGTTGCTACATTTGGTAGTGTGATTGACATGAACTCACACAAGATCACGAATCTTGCTGAGCCGACTGCCGATTCTGATGCTGCTACCAAATACTATGTTGACGCTGCTCGTTCTGGTTTAGATGTCAAACAATCTGTTAAAGTTGCCACTACTGCAAATATTACATTAAGTAACACACAAACTATCGATGGTGTTGCGGTTTCTGTTGGTGATAGAGTTCTTGTTAAGGATCAATCTACTGGTTCACAGAATGGTATCTATGTTGTTTCTGCCACAGCATGGACTCGCTCGACTGATGCTGATAATAATCCAGGTGGTGAAGTCACTTCTGGTATGTTCGCTTTCGTGGAACAAGGTTCTACAAATAGTGATACGGGTTTTGTTTTAACGACTAATGATCCAATCACTCTTGGTACCACAGCTCTAGATTTTGCCCTGTTCTCATCATCTGGTACTCTGATTGCAGGTAACGGTTTAAGTAAAAATGGATACACACTAGAAGTTAATGTTGCTTCTGCTGGTGGCATTGAAATTGTTTCTGATAATCTACAGTTAAAATCAAGTTTAGCTGGCGCTGGCTTAACATATTCATCTGGTGTTTTGGATATCGTTGGAACAGGCAATCGAATTACAGTAAATGCTGATAGTATTGATATTGCATCAACATATATTGGTCAAACTTCTATCACAACTCTTGGTACTATTTCAAATGGTACTTGGCAAGGTACTGTTGTTGGACCAACTTACGGTGGCACTGGTGTTAATAATGGTTCTAAAACTATCACTCTTGGTGGTAATTTTACACACACGGGTGCACATACTCTTGGTCTTACTACTACTGCAAATACTAGCATCACATTACCAACGACTGGTACTCTTGCAACTCTTGCGGGTTCTGAAACATTAACAAATAAGACTATCACTGGTGCTGTAATCAGCGGTGGTTCTATCAATAATACTCCTATCGGAGCGACCACGGCAGCATCTGGAGCATTCACTACTATTAGTGCTTCTGGTAATGTGACTGTGCAAGCTAACCTTACTGGTGCAGGTGCGGGAACTTCTACATTAGACGGTTTCAACATTGATGGTGGTACGTATTAATATTGACTAAATAACATTAGTTGCTGGGGTTTTTACCCCAGCTTTAACCTTTTTAGGAAGATGAATGAGTAATAAAGTTCTACTCAAGAAGTCATCAGTTGGCGCAAAAGTTCCACTGACTACTGACTTGGAATATGGTGAATTGGCATTAAACTATGCTGATGGTAAACTATATTTTAAAAACTCTTCCAACGCAATTCAATTTCTCGGTTCATCTTCTGCAACCGAAACACTCTCCAATAAAACTCTCACCTCTCCTACATTAAATAGTCCAACTGTCAATAATACAGTTTTAACAGGGACTCTTTCTGCTGCTGGCAGCGTAGGTTTAAATGGGCAGTTTCTGGCATCAACTGGCTCAGGCTTGCAGTGGGTATCATTAGCTTCTAATACATTAGATGGCTTATCAGATGTTATCATCAATTCACCTGAAGCCCAGCAGGTTTTAAAATTCAACGGAACTCAATGGATTAACGCTGACAATGATCAAGCCGTTGCTTCTGCCGTTTTCGCTCCGCAAGCAACAAGTGATCTTGGTTCTGTGACAGATGCTATTATTGGCATAACAGAAGATCTTGGATTCACCATTGATGTTGCTGCGTTTATTTACGATATGGGACAACTACGATTAGATGGTATTGTCTCGTTGGAAAACTTGGACCAATCTGTCAAGGCAGATTATCTTGGTTACTCAATTATTTTCGGATTCTAAGGATATAAAATGGCACGTCAGTTAGTTGAAAAATATATTTTCACACCAGGTCTTGCGGGCGCAGGCACTTTAAAATTTCCTGGAAAGTGTGACCTTACTCAGCTATTAATTATTGCTAACAAGACCGCACAGACAAACATTTATGCGATTGGTGATCCAACACGCAATGGTTCTTTAGTGTTTGATCCAAATGATACTACAACATTTTACTCAGAACAAGCTGGCGTAACTACAGTAACTTTTGCTGCAGACACTTCTACATATCTTTCTACCGATAAGATTTCGATCTATACAGACGCACCAAAACAAGTTGGTAATATTATTCGACCATATGCGTTCGGTGTAGATGCCATTGAGCGTATGCGTGTTGCGCAACCGCAGTCATTGATTGACGCTGACTTTGAATATGGTTTACAGCCAACTAAATGGCAGAACTATTCAGACATTCGAGGAATTCCAGGTATCTATGAAAAGCCAGGTCTAGACTTATTCATGACCAACATTACGTCAGATGGTGGTAACCCATCTATTATGACAGTAACGTGTTCTGCTGATCACGGTCTTTTAGTCGCGCAACCAGTTATTATTTTCGGAGCTTCTGGAGTATCAAATGCTTCACGTGCTGAAGGCGCATTTATTGTTGCGTCTGTTCCAACATCAACTACCTTTACATATGTAGCAAAGGGTATTGTTGGAACTTCTGGCGTCTCAATTTATAACGCATCGACATATGGTCGTCGTGGTGGATTTTATGCTGGCTCTCAAATTCCAATCTCTGGATATGTTAGTAATGGAGCATCTCCATCTACTATCACAGTCACTTGTTCTGCCAACCATGGTCTAGTTCCAGGCTCGCCAATCGTTAACGTGGTAACTTCTTCTGGGACCAATCACACTTTAATGGGCGGCAACTTCTTTGCGGAAACTGTTCCAACTTCAAATACATTCACGTTCACAGCAAGAGT